GAAAAAGATACGCCGAAAGCAAAACAATGAACTCATGGATAGCGCCATGAAACCCCGTAACCGGAAAACTGTCAGTGCATCTGCAGCTTTTCTCGTTTCGGCTCGTCTTGAGCAGGCTCTCAAATTTCGGAAGATGTTTCCGACTGGAGAGGTCCCTTATCTCAAGAAACTCGAATTAGAAGGTACAATATTCGGCCCTTCTACTCCGGGGCTTGGGGAACCACCGCTGGTTACCACCAAGTTTCAGCGTAAGCTACCTCTGTCAGAGTATCCCTCCCAGGACTATGTTCTGGAAACCAAAAATTCAATGTCTTACATTGGAAAGATGGATGGATACGGTTTTAACCAAAGAATTCCAAAGTTTGATCCCTGGTTTAAGGATTTACTTAAGTCTAAGAATCCCGAACTTTTAGAATATCTTCTGAACACGTACACACGCGACCCTTCTACTCCTGAACGTATAATGCAACATATCGCAAGATACGATGGCAACTGGAAACGTTGTCCTAATTCAAGTGAGATGAAGAGAGCTGACAAACTCTTAGAGAAATTGTTCAGCCCTGTGGGATTAGTCGAACCGATTGATCTCAATTTTAATGGTTTTGAAAAGATAGTGTCCCAGATGGAATTAACTTCCAGTCCAGGATTGCCACTTCGTCGCGAGTTTTCAACTCAAGGTGAATGTCTTCCTTTCATTTATGACAAAGCAAAGCGAGTCAACCATTTTGCCAAGTTTCTACCTGCTCCAGCTATTCGAGCTCCCCCATGTATGATTGGTCTTAGACCTGGTCTTCTTAAAGTAGAAGATTTAGATGTAAAGACTAAAGCACGTGGTGTCTGGGCTTACCCCGCTGAGGTCAAAGTAATAGAGATGCGCTACTCAATGCCACTTTATGAACGACTTAAAGCTGTGTTTGGTAAAGTCCCCTACCCTGTAGGTGTCAATATGACTAAAGCATTACCAATGCTTATTGACTCTTTACTTACCGATGGAAAACATGGGTTTGTAACGGACATTAGTCACCTTGACGATTCTGTCGGTCCAGATTATATCCATTGGGCTTTTTCTTTTTTGAGGAAGTTCTATCACATGGGAATCACCGCAAGTTCCGTCAAACGCAACGAAAATGTGTTCAAGTTTATTGAATACTATTTCTGCAACACTCCAATTCTGTTACCATCAGGCCAGCTTCTTAGGAAAGCAGGCGGTGTTCCATCAGGATCTGGTTTTACGCAGCTCGTTGACACCCTCGTAACTTTACGAATTTCATTATTTGCATTGTTGAAGATGGGCTATTCTGAGGAAGAGATTTCTCGAATTTACGCCGTCGGAGACGATTTTGCAATAGGAGTTCCTGCTAACTTCAACGTTCAAGGATTTTGTGATATAATTGCAAGTCTTGGTTTTAGTATTAATGCAGACAAAGTTATGTTTTCGAATCAAGGTTTAGAACTTGTTTTCTTAGGATATAGCAAATACGGTGGTCATGTTCATCGATCGCTAGAAGAACTTCTTAAAGGAGCTCTTTTTCCCGAGAAATTTGTTGGTAACTCAACCCGTGCTTATGACCGTTTAACTGGTCAACTTATAGCATCTGGTATATGTAATCCAACATTCGAAGCTTTACATCTCAAATCTTATGA